TCGCTATCGGAAGTGTAGAAGTTATACCCAAGCGGCGGCGTATGCCCATCGTGCCACACCTTTAAGTGCATCGTATCGAAGGCAAGACTATCCCCGGCCGGAGCCGCTTGAGTTTGGATCGCCCCGGAAACAAAATAGCGGTTGTCAAAAACCACATCCCGATATATGACCTCGTTCCCGGGCGCCTGGATATTCCACCCGGTGTTATTGCCAAGATCGTAAGACTTAACGGCTGTGAAATTGCCGAGCGCAATGGAATCCTTAATGCTGTATCGCTCCACTGTAATGGTGTTTGCGGATTGCAGGGTAAATGGTCTGCCATCAACATTGGACCTAAGATAGACCAGATCCCCTTTAGCGCCATTGGCCGAAAGAGAATTGATGGTCTGCGTTGCACCAGCCTGAAAATGGACGGTTTTACTTGTTGGCAGTTTGATGTCGTTGAAAGTATTCGAGCCAGTAATTGTGAGACTGTTTCTTGCTTCTATATTGTAGAAAGTCTGCCCAAACCCTTTTAAGTATTTGTTACTGCCAGTGAAAATAATTGTGGAATTTGTTGCAATAAACTCTTGGATGTTGCTTAAATTCAGACTGTCGGATAATGTGATTACCGAATTCGCAACATTGATTCTCACGCCGCCGGTGGACAAGATGCCAAGATAGGTAGCAACCACATTCTTGCCGTTCGTGTAGAACATGCCACGCCTCACGCCTACGCTACCAGAACATTTCAAATTACTTAACAACCTTAGCCCGGAATCTGAAGTATCTTTATAAATCTCGATCTGTCCTACTGGCACCGCAGCCGCGTTGGTGTAATCCGCTGGCAGGGTGCCACGAAAAATAAATCTCGCGTTCGTTAAGTACGCATTGGGATTCGCGGCAAAGTGGCCGTAAACATTTAATACGCCACTCAAATAGCTTGGCTTACTCGGACTAAAGTTAAAATTAAGACACAAGGCCGAACCATTTATCGCAACCGTTTTGCCGGAACCGATAAAGCTGTTATTATCAAAAAAAACATTATCGTCTTGCGTTGGGATACTCGCACCACCGCCTCCATTGGAGGATGACGACCAATTGTTCGAATCCGCCCAGTACCCGCCGTATTTTCCTACCCAATATCTGTCCGCCATCTAAATCTCCTCCAATGTCAGCAGGATCTCCGTACCCCAATACTGAGTGCCATTTTTAGTCATCAAAACCGACACTTCGGACAGCGTTGCGGTCACATCTCTCGTCACATCAGCACCTTGTTCTGTATCGTAAAACGTCGCCTTTTTCGCATCATAGCAAGCCGCCGTCAATGCCGCTAGTTGACTCGAATTTACCGGGTTCAATGGCACGCTAACGACGGCCTTTTTAGCAATGATGTCCTCGTGGAAACGTCCATCCAACGTGGTAAAGCTATTCGGCCCCACTACCTTCTTATAGGCCACGGTGTATCCACGGTTTTTGACGTATGAGGTGAAATTATTGTTATCTAAATAAAGCGTCATAGTTTACACCCCCTGCACTAATGGAGTCCCACGCAGTTTTCCCTCTCTACGGAAATGTTCATACGTCTGGCGTGCTAAAGTCTGACCGTCTATCTGAATGGTCAGGTTAATGTTTTCGCTTTGGTTCTGCCCAAATAAGCCTGGCATTACAGTTGGTTCAATGGTGTATCCCATGTTCGGCGTTGGAATGGCTTTATTGATATTTTTTGCAACATTAGTCATGGAGCTTTCAAACCCTTCGCCAAGTCCTAACGCCATATTGGTTCCAATACCGGCAAAGACTTTCGATGGGGATTGAATGCCAAGTACTCCCTTAATGCCCTTCACGATTCCGCCTAAAAAGTCTGAAATTCTATCCTTTAACCAAGCAATCATTGACTTGATACCATCCCACAGTCCCCTGACAATATCTTTGCCAACGCCCACAATTTGCGGAATCATCCCTTTAAGTGTCTTAACAATTGCTTTAACTATTTCGGGTATTGATTTCACCATTTCGGGTATGGCTTTAATAAGTCCAGACGTAAGGGCAACAATAATTTCCAATGCGATACCTACCATCAATGGCAAATTTTCCGTAATGGTCGTCACAATCTTATTCATGACTTCAACGATTTTGGGAATCAATTCAGGCAAGGCTTCAAGTATCCCATCCGCTAATGCTGTAATTAACTGGAACGCCGCATCAATCAGTAATGGGATATTCTCAATTAAAGTGTCTATAATCGTTAAGATAGCATCCACCGCAACCGGAATAAACTCAGGAAGCAGTCCAATCAAGGTATCTAATATCTGGCCAAATAGGCCCACAACGGTATCAATCAATGTTGGCAGAAGTTCGCCTAATGCCCCACCCATTGTTTCAAACGCTTTCGGTAATGTCTGGACAATGTTCTCAACCACAGGCGTTATATTGTTAACCACGTTCTCAAACGCCGTTATAAGATTGTCCATAAGCTCGCCAATGTCAGCTTCTGAATTACCAAATCCAACTAACAGATTCTCCCAGGCTGAACCCATTGCTGAAATGGATCCCGAAATAGTCTTTTCTGCTTCAAGTGCCGTAGTCCCGGCAATACCCATTTCTTCTTGCATTACGTGGATAGCTTCGGTAACATCTGCATAAGACGAAATGTCAAATTTCACACCGGCAATTTTCCCGGCATCCTTTAACAGCCGTTCCATTTCGGTCTTGGTGCCGCCGTAACCCAACTTCAAGTTGTCAAGCATGGTATAGTTTTGCTTGGCAAACCCTTGGTAGGCATTCTGAATCATCGACATATCCGTACCCATTTTGTTGGCGTTATCTGCCATGTCGATTATCGCTCGGTCTGCATACTCGGCCGCTTTTTCAGTATCACCGCCAAGAGATTGTAGCAACGACGCAGAAAACGAAGTAACCGTTTCCATATATTCATTCGCGGAAAGTCCAGCAGTCTTAAATGCGTTATTGGCGTAGTCCTGCACCTTCTGGGATGAGTCCTTAAACAGGGTATCAACACCGCCGACAAGTTGCTCATAGTCAGCATAAGCACCAACAACGGCCTTACCCATAGCCACCGCCGCCGCTCCGGCCGCTACTGCCACAGCTCCGATCGCCACAGCCGCACCCTTTAAGGCGCCTGTCATATTGCCAAACTTCTTGCCGGTATCGTCTGCCGATTTGCCGAAGTCCTCCATTTCATCCGTGGTGGATTTTAACGCATTTTCTGTCTTAGCAAGGTCGGCCTCCGCTTTGTTTAATGAAATCTGCCAGTTCTTTGTTTTAACGTCATTTTCACCAAACTCTTTTGCGGAGTTAGCAAGGGCAGACTTCAAGGTTTCGATTTTCTTTTTCTGTTCGTCTATCTGTTTGTTGTAGACTTCTGACTTGGCTTTCAAGGCATCCATGCTATTTGCATTACTACCAAATTGAGCGGTAACCTTGCCCATTTCTGACCCTAAAACAGCTAAATCTTTGTTAATGCCAGATACGGCTTTCTTAAATTCTTTTTCTCCCGAAAGTGCAAGGCCTGCGCCGATTTTCATTGCCATTAAATCACCCCCAAGGGATTACATCATCTATCGTATTCGGTGTTTGATACTGACCGTGTTCTTTCTGATATTCCGTATAAAGTAAAATCAATTTCCGTATGGTCATGTGCCATACTTCCTTTTCTGTGTAGCCTAATAGGGTCTTACCGATAAACAAACAGCGAGCAACAGGAAACTTCTCCGTCACTCGCTCTGTCCGTTTGGGTCATCTTCTTCTCCCTCAGGCGAACCTTCTGAAAATGCAATCAGAATGTCCTTCGTGAGACTTTGTAGATTATTAGCCGTTATTTTCCTGCCGACCCATTTTTCATCAACGTGTGCCCTGCCTGTTTCCTCGTCGTCTATTCCCTCGTTTATAAGAACGGTCAGGATGTATCTTAAATTCTTGAATATCGCTCTCTGATCCTTCAACATATCGGTCAGATTCGAAATGGAAATATCAAAGTGGTCTTGTATTTCATCGATTGCGTTCAAACTAAAAAGGAGTCCAAACTCCTCGCCCCCTATTTTTACCTTGTGGGGCTTTGGTTGTAAGTCACTCATTTTATCCTCCTAAAAAGGATAGGGAGGCCGAAGCCTCCCATTCAACTACTCTTAAGATGCGTTCTGTGCCAAAATAGTGTAGGTAACGGGCGATTTCCCGCTTTCCTGGACCACGATTTTGATAATTTTGTTTTCCCCGTCCGCAACAGCAATTCCAGTTGCCGCAGTTTGGGTAATAAGCGCCTGATTGTAGGTGCCGTCCACATAGACCTTGGCCGTACCGGATTCGAATGTCGCAGTGATAACAGTCGGTGTATCGGTCAATGCACAGGAATAATTATAGGTGGTGGCCGCAAACGCCGGCGTCAAAGTGCCATTGCTCATAGTCAAGGCCGTGATGTTGTTGGATGCGTCTGTGCTGATTCCAGTCTTAGTATTCAGCCAAGCCCTTGCCGCATCCTCGGTAGAGAATGTTCCCTCTTCCTTCCACTTACCGTCAGCTGCCACCATGATGATGCCCTCTAAAGTCGGCGTCAAAAATTCCGCGGTGTCACCCTTGGTGGCGTAGTCGTCCGCCGGCTCTGCAAACTGTACTTTCTTGAGCCATACGGCGCGATAAGTTGTTACGCCGCTCTTTACCCTTTTGCCGTAAAACCCAACTCCTACAGTGGCAGGAGTAGTCGAACTGCCAGCAGATAATTCTTTGCTATCCAGTGTCGCATCAACCTGCGCCCCCTCCGTATAACCAAGTAAAGCAACCTTTACTGCATCAGATAGGTCATCCCCATTAAGTGTGATTGTTCCGCTTACGAAACTTCTGTCCGACTCGGCTACAGCATCATCAGCAAACAGCTTTACGTCAGAAGTCGTGATGGCAATATTGGCACTGATGGCCTTCGCAATCACCCCTCCGTCGGCATAGCTGATGCTTGAGCCAGATTCCGTGCCGATAGCATACACGG